TAGTTTGGTATATTAAAAAGTGTTGTATATTTGCAACAACAAAGAACAACAATTAAAACAAAATATTATGAAAACTTACATCTCATTTTTCGACAAAAAAGCAACTTTAGCAAACAACAAAAAAGAAGCATCTAAAAACTTAAATATTCCTGCATATAAAATAATTATATCAGATGTTCATATTTCAATGCTTAAAGATTATCAAATAGTATAATTATGAAACTAAAAACACAAATATTATGAAAACACTTTTAGAAAACATTTACGATGCAATATCAAAGTTTTTATTCGGTAACCAAAAAAACGTTTGTAAGCCATGAATTTAATACAACTTATAAGTTACTACGAAAATAAACTTTTAATGCTTCAAACAGCAGGAAAAGACATTGTATCGATGTCGAGAGCTTTAGAGATAGAAGAGGTTATTATTCACTTGAAAAATTTATGAAAGGAATTAACTGTAAGCATTGTCAGCTAATCTGTAAAACACAAGGTAAAACAGAATGCTCAAAGTATAATGCGAAGGCAGATCGTCCAAACCAATTACCTAAATTGGTTAACGAAGCAATTAAAGCGCAAGATTATCCTTTAGTTACTAAACTACAAAAAGAATTAAACGAATTTTACTATGGCAAATAAAAAAAGAAACGCACCAGAGAAATCAGAAAGTATTTTTGATATGGAACATAGATTAAGACAAGAAGCAAAACAATTATCTTTATTACACAAAAATAAAAAAGTAACTAAATACGATATTAAATAAATAATATTTACTATATTAGCACATTCATAATATAGTTTTTGGTTAGTTGGTAATCAAACCACTCTTTTTTAGGGTGGTTTTTTATTAAATAAATTTTGTATATTTGTGTTATGGCAAAAAATAAATATATCGAAACACCTGATTTAATGTGGGATTATTTTTTACAGTATAAAAAACTAGTAAAGAGTACTCCTATTTTGATAAAAGATTGGGTAGGTAAAGATGCCGATCAAGTATACAAAGAAAAAGAGAGACCATTAACTTTCATAGGTTTTCAAAATTGGCTAGATGATGAAAATATTATTTCTGATGTAACTGATTATTTCGAGAATAAACAAGAAAGATATTCAGATTATATCCGTATCTGTTCACGCATTAGAAGAAATATTCAAGACGATCAAATTTGTGGAGGTATGGTAGGTATTTATAATCCAAGCATAACACAAAGATTAAACGGATTATCAGAAAGTGTTAAACAAGAGCATAGCGGAGAGATAAAAGGTAATGCGCCTCAATCTATAAAAGTAACAATAGTAGAACCGTTATCAGATGACGAGTGAAATAAATTTCTTATCTACTAAAGTGTTTTCTGATATTTGGAAAGCTTCTAAAAGTGGAAATTATAAACTAATAGAAGAAAAGGGTAGTTCTCGTAGTTCTAAGACTTGGAGTAATTTCCAAGTTTTGTTTTTAGATTTATATGAGAATCCAATGACCACGTGTACTATACTTCGAGATACCCAAAAATCATGCAGGGAAATTATAGAGACTGATTGGGTAAAATGGTTATCTGATCCAATGGGTAGAAAAAAACAATTAGAAGAAAAAACAATAAGTATTCAACAATTTGATGAGTTTATAAAAGAAGAATCTTTGATGCGTTTCTTCTTAAGAAATAAAACCAATCACACTTGGACTTTTTTACATAACAATTCTTTTATACGATTTACAGGGTTAGACGATGAAGATGACGCAATGGGTATGACTCAAGATATTTGTTGGATTAACGAGCCTTATAAGTTTTCGCATGAAGTTTACAAACAACTTTCTCAAAGAACATCAAAGTATATCTTATTCGATTGGAATCCAAAACAAAAACATTGGATAGATGAAGAGCGAAGAAAAGACAACACAATTACTTTACATTCCACATTTAAAGACAATCCTTTTTGCCCTAAAGAAAGTAGAATACAAATATTATCATATCAACCAGTAGAGCGTACAAAAGTAGTATTAGAAAATGTTTTAAGTATAGATCAGGCTAAAAATTACAATACTGAAACTAATGATAAGCTAATAGATAAAAAGTATTTAAAAGAGCTTAAAAGATGTCAATACAATGAAAGTACAGGTTCTTCAAGTTTATACCACTGGTTAGTGTATGGTGAAGGCGAAAAGAGTGAGAAACCTAACAGAATATTCAAAGGTTGGAAGGTTATTGATGACAAGTTATTTAATGATTTACCATATCAAAGTTATTACGGTTTAGATTTTGGTTTATCTGCTCCTAGCGCATTAGTTGAAATGAAATTTGACGGAGATAGAACTTTCTTTTTAAAAGAGCGTATGTATTCACCGATGAATAAGCTAACAGGTACTTTATCAGAAGAATTTGAGCATTTAGGGATAGAAAAGCACAAAGAAATAATATGTGATAGCGGTAACGAAATAAACAAGTCAGAAGGTGTCAAATTACGTAATTCTGGGTATAATGTTATATTCGCTAAAAAAGGGGCTGGATCTATTAGTTCAGGGATTGAAACAATGCAAAAAGCGGATATTTGTTTCACTAAATCTAGCGAGAATTTAGAAAGTGAGTATGAGTCTTACTCTTGGAAGATATGGCAAGGTATTCAAATGGACGTTCCAGAAGATCACGGTGACGATCATATATTAGATGCTGCTAAATATGTTATTGTTTGGTATGTAAAAACTAGAAGATTAAGTATTTAATTGTATATTTGATTTATTTTATTATATTTGCTTTTATTAACAATGTTGTGAAACATCGTATTTATGGGTCTATTAGATTTTTGGAGAAAGAATACTATTAATGTGGAGCGTGACCGCAACGGTAACTTTACATACAATTTCCTTGAAAACCAAGGCTTTACTAACTCAACTAAATACCTAGATTATTCTTTAAATAATCCTATTCTATTGGCTATTATAAGCCTGCGTTGTAAGTTATATTCTCAAATGAAAATAACACACTTAGACAAATCAGGCAATCCAATAGAAAACAGTGATGTATTAAAATTACTTCGACAACCTAATTACTTTCAATCTCAAGAAGATTTTTTGTTTCAGCAAATGTGGTTCTTATCCGCTGTTGGAACTAATCTAACTTACAAAGTAAAAGCCTTAAATAGTGCTAGTGCATTATATAACTTATTGCCTAGCGAGATTGATTTAAATAAAACGCATAAAGTAAAATCTTTTATCTATACTAAAGGCGAACTCAAAGCCTATGGAGAAAGAAAACTAAAATACACTTTAGACGGTCAAACATTTGATATTTCTTTAAAAGACCTGATACCTACTTACGACTTAGCTAACGGTTTAAGTTGTGATTCTTTAATGAGATCACCAAGCCGTTTAGCTGGTATATCAAAAACTATAGAAAATATAGAAGAAAATCTATTGTCTAAGAACGTAAATCTTAAGATGTCACAGAAGTATCTTATGGCTTCGCAAGGCGATGGACATGAAGCGCAAATACAAGATTCTGATAGAAATGATATATTATCAAAAGTAAGTAAGAAATCACTTTTAATTACTAATGCTAATATCAAAGCTCAGCACTTAGTAAGCGATATGAAGAAACTATTTTTAGATGAGCAGTTTTCTAATGATGCTTTAACGTGTTTAAATGCTTTTGATATGTCAAAAGATGTGTTGAATTATTTTAGTGATGGCGCAAGTACTTACGAGAATAAGGACAAGGCAATGCTTAACTATATTCAAAATTCAATACAACCTGATGCTAATAACACTATGAACTCTTTTGCTAGTTCATTTGGTTTAATTGATAATAATGAAAGTCTAAAAGCATCATTTGATCATTTACCAGTTATGCAGTTAGTAACTAAGGCTAAAATTGAAACTTTGCAACTTTATATTAATACTTTAGTTAATATTTACACGCCAGAAGAGATAAAAAAGATGGTAGAGGAATTTAAACTAACACTTGGATTATGATGGAAAATATAGTATTTAGTAAAATGTCAGAAGATGCTAAAAAAGATTATTTAGACAAAATAAAAGCAGATAAGTTAAAAGCCTTGAAAGAGGGTAAAATAGTAAATAAATGATAATCATAAAAGAATTTCCAGACAAGCAATTTGAAACGAAAGAACAAATGTTTGAAGCGTTAAGAACTAATAAAAGCACTCTTATTGCTCAAAAGAAAATGATTACAAAAGAAGCTGATTCTGTTGTTTATTATGCTGAGGTAAAAAATGATAAACAAGAATCGGTTAAAGCCGATTCAACTGATTTAAATGATATAAGTAAGATACAAGCTAAACTTGTTATTAATACCACTAATATAATGGATAGTCACTCTGACGTGCATTTAAAAGGTATTTGGAACAAAACAGTAAAAGAGCAAAAGAATTTACTTTTACTTCAAGAGCATCAAATGAAGTTTAACTCTATCATATCGGACAAAGTTACTGCTAAAGTAGAAAGTCACAAATGGAAGGATTTAGGTTTTGATTTTGAAGGAGAAACAGAAGCTTTAGTATTTAATGTTGAGATTGATAAAGATAGAAACGATTTTATGTTTAATCAATACGCTAAAGGCTACGTTAAAGAACACTCAGTTGGTATGCGTTATGTAAAGATTGAATTAGCCGTTAACTCTGATTCAAAGTATGATGTTGAAGAAAAAGCTGTTTGGGATAAATACATTAATGAAATAGTTAATAAGGAAGTAGCAGAGGAACAAAGCTATTTTTGGGCTGTTTCAGAAGCAAAAGCAATAGAAGGAAGTGCAGTAGTTAAAGGATCAAACTTTGCTACTCCTACAATATCAATCGAAGCCGTTAAAGACACTTTGATAGAAATAAAAGAAGAGCCGACAATAGTCACTCACACTAGACGCAGAAGAAATTTATAATTTAAAACAAAAAAAAGTATGTTCAAGTACAAAACAGATGCAGAAGTTCAGGCAATGACCGAACAAGAAGCAAACGATTACGCAGTAGTTAAAAGAGCGCACGAAGCTGATCTACAAACAAAAGCTATTGATTCAGCAGTAAAAGGAGCTAAGGAAGCACTACAAGCAGAATTGAAGAAAGCTAACGAAGATGTTACGGAATTAGCTTTAAAAGTTACGCAAATGGAAAGTAAAGGAAGCGAAGGAAGTTCACTAGAGGGACAATTAAGAAAAGCATTAGAAGAAAACCATGAAGCTATTAAGAATATTGCTAAGGCTGGTTCAGGAATGGTAGAGATCACTTTAAAGGCTGTAGGTGATATTACTACAGGAAATGGAGTAAATACTTCACCTCCAAACATTACAGGAACTCAACAATCTCCATTATCTAATGTAAATTACAGAAACTTTGATGTTACACCATTAACAACTAATATTTCTACTTCATTAGCTGCTTATCCATACACAGAAGCTAAACCTAAAGATGGAGATTATGCGTTTTTATTAGAGGGTGCTATTAAGCCACAAGTAGATTTTAGTTGGGAAACAAACTATGCAAAACCAGTTAAGGCTGCTGCTTGGGTTCGTTTAACTGATGAATCAGTACAAGATATTGCAGGTTTAGAAAGTGTAGCAAGAGATTTACTTTTCAAAAAACACAATATTAAAAAAGCAAAAGGCATTCTTTACGGTGATGGAATCTCTCCAAATCCAAAAGGAGCTACCACTTACGGGCGTGTGTTCTCAGCTGGTGCATTAGCATTGTCTGTTACTCAACCTAATTTTATGGATGTAGTTAACGCTGCAATTACTGATATTGCAACTACACATAACTACGAGGATGAGATGCCGTACATGGCTAACCTAGTATTAGTTAATCCTAATGACTTCTTTATTCAGTTAGTTTCTGCTAAAGATTTAAATGGTTTACCACTTTACCCAACTGCATCATTATTTAATACTGTAGTTATCGGTGGAGTTACTATTATGCCAGAGGAAACAATCCCAGCAGGTAAAATTTTCGTTTGCGATATGTCAAGATATAACACTACTAATTATTTGCCCTATACGGTTAAAATTGGTTATGTAAATGATGACTTTATCAAAAATCAATTTGTAATACTTGGAGAGTCAAGATTTCACGCATTTGTTAAGAAATTAGACGAACAAGCATTTATCTATGATGATATAGCTACAATTAAAGCAGCAATCACAAAAGCATAATGCAAGTAAAATTAACTAAAGATTGGGCGGGTTATAAAAAATCCGCCTTAATTGAAGTAAATGACGAAAGTGTAATCAAAAAAGGTTTTAAAATAGGACTTTTCGAAGAGGATAAAAAAGTTAAATCTGAAAATAAAAAGTAATGCAAATAGTAAATAGATCATTCTTTAATAAACAAAATTATCTACATATTCCTTTAGCAGTTGTTGATCCTAACAGTTCACCAAGCAATCAAGGAGAATTAGATATGATGTGCGTTAAAATAGAGCGTGATTTATTGCGCAATGCTTTAGGTTTAGAACTTTACAACGAACTAAATGCGATTACAGATGTTACAGGAACTAGATTTGAAGGACTTGTAAAAGGTGAAGAATACGATGGTAAAATATGGGAGGGTTTAGATAATGATTATTCATTAATAGCCTATCGAGTGTTTGAAACTTTCGTAACTGAAACTAATATAAGATTATCTAGCAACGGAGCAACAAAAGTAAATGCAGAAAATGCTGATAATAAAACGCCAGCATATTTAATAGCAAACGCAAACAGTGAATTTATAACGAAGTATCAAGGTGAGTATTTAAACGATCCTATTATTTACGAAAACTTAATTGATTGGTACGGTTGTGATAATCATATTTACAAATCTTTGTATGGTTACTTAATGGATAAAAGAGATATATTCCCTGAGTGGGATAACTATAAATTCAAGGTTTATGATACAAAAAATAGTTTTGGAATATGATAGTTTTTGAAGAAAAAATACGTGAGTTAATAGATGTATTGCCACATTTAGAAAATGAAAACGGGTCTTTTCCTATTCGTTATGATTGGGGAACACAAGACGTTTTAAATAAGTTTTTAATACTGAAAGAAAACGTTTCTAAATATCCTTTAATATGGTTAGTTACAGGCTTAGATACTCATGATTATATTTCTGAAACAATCACAAGAAAATCAAGATTTGTAATTGCTACAAATTCAAAAGACAAGGAACAATTTAACGAGTATCAATATCAAAATGATTATAGTAAAATACTTATTCCTGTATATCAAAATTTAATTACGCTACTAGAAAGAAGCGGAATAACCACTATAATCAATCAATCTATTAATTTTGAGTTAAAGCCTAACTACTCAGTAAATGATAACGGAAATGGCTTAATAACAACTTGGAACGCATTAGTTGTTGATGTTGAAATTCAAATAAATCTAAAAAAATGTCAAAACAAATTGATAAGGTTTTAAGAGAGCCGAAAAAAACAAAGCATTTAGTTTTAAAAGACTTCACGCTTGACAAGCTATACATAAGAGGTGATTCAGTTGAATTGACAGAAGGTAAAGCAAAGAAAAATTTAATAACAAATAAATACATAAAATAATATGGCTTTAATAGATCAAATTGACAAAATAGCTTGTGGCTTAGGTGACGCAGGTAATACAGGTCACCAAGCTTGCCCTATTGATTGGGATATGGTTAAAACTGTAAAACTAACTAAAAAAGGTGTTCCTTATCCAGACGAGGAGGATAATTTAGTAAACGTTAAAAAAGCTCAGCAAAAAGGAGATGTAATTATTATCAATAATATTGATAGTTTTGTTTTAGTTCCTCAAGAAGTAGTAATTGACACTACTGAAGGATCAGGTAAAAAAACAGTATCAGGAGAGTTACCATACGAGTATAACTTAATGTTTAAAGCGCAAGGTATAAACTTTTGGAAAGCAATGCGTTCTTTAGATTCTCAAGGTATTTATGATGTAGCTTTTTACGATGTTGAAGGAAACGAGTTTTTCACTAAAACTAAAATGGGCGTTTCAAAAGGATTTGGTTCTTACATGATAAAAACAGGTCAATACAAAGGTAAAGAAGGCAACACCCCTGCATCATTTATGACTACTATTCAGTTATCAGATTACAAAGAAATGGAGCGTATGGCTTATATTTCTTCTGATGAATTAGATTATTCAGCTCAATCTGATTTGGATGGTATAAATGGTGTTAACTTGGTATCTAGTCCGTTAGTAGTTGGAGGTACTTCATTAGTGGTATCTACTCTATTAATTGATAACACACACTTTGTTGATGGTCTTTTAGTTGCTGATTTTAGAGTTAAGAAAGACGGTGCTGTAATTACTCCAACTGCTGTAGTAGGCGATTCAAGTGCTAAAAATTACACGTTTACAATTGCAACAGCAACAGCTGGAACTTATACAGTTGAATTATATGATTCTGTTTTAAGCGCAAACGCAATTCAAACAGCTCAAGGTTTAATTTTTAAATCAAATATTGCGACTGTAGTAGTAGCATAGTTTTAAATTAGTTTAATATAAAACCCGTTATTTAATATAGCGGGTTTTTTTGTATCTTTGAATTATGGCAATCACAATAAGGGATTATTTAAACAAAGCTAAATTCGTGAGAGATAATATCTTAAACGAAACAGAAACTATTGTTTATAAGAATGAAGATGCTATAATTAATTTAAATGTAGATCAGATTGAAAGCGGTATAGGTAGTGATGGTAAGATACTAAAAAACAGTAATGATGTGTTTAGTGGAACTTATAGCTTATCTACTAATTTATTAAATCCAAATAAAAAAGCAGGTTCACTTTATAACTTCTTTGAAACTGGTGCTTTTTTAGGCGGTTTTAAGATAGAATTATCACAAGATGGCACAAAGGTTATAATTTACTCCACAGGTACAGGAACAGGAGATAAAGCATCATTTTTTAACGGCTATGATAATCTTTACGGATTATATAATAGAAATAGTTTAGCTTTTAATAGGACTTTAAAAGAGGAATTAGATAAATTTATAAAAAAATATTTATGAAAAAAACAGAAATACAAACTTATAAATCAATTGAAGATTTAATACTTTACAATTGGGATAGATACCTAGCAACAAAAGATAATAACTGGTTTATTATCGATTACGATGGTAGGCAAAAGAAAATTGAAAGCGAAGTATTAAATAATCTAGAAATAAGCCTACAAGATGAGTATTTTAAAGAAATAGACGATATAAACAACAAAATTAAAATACAAAAGTGGGCTAAAATACAAGGTTTATACACTAGATACAATGCAGTAGAAGCTTTAATTTATAGAATATCTTTAGGTTTTGGAAATGAACAAATGGCTTTACGTGCTGAATTTATAAATAAACTTAACAATTTTGGTTATAAAGTGCCGTTAATTAACTCAATTGATGGAGATTTTGAAGAAATTACAAAAGTTCAACAACAAAATAAAGGTATTATCACGCAAATAAAGATATTACAGGATGAGTTAAAAGATGATGCAGTAGAAGATAAAAGAAGTTTAAGTTTGCAGTTAAGATTAATGACTAAGGCGTTCGGTTTTACGGTTGCTTTAAATGCTAAAGAATTAACTGTTAAAGAGCATATAGAATTAAGTCGAGAATTAAAAGAATTATCAAAGAAAAATTAATTATTATGGAAGAATTAAAAAAAGCAAAGAGGGAAATGGAAGAAGCTGTTAAGTGCATAATGTTAGGTTTTAACGGTAAATATCCGAGAACTAAGTTGGAAATTAACGCTAAGAATATAACTAGTATTGATGAAGGAACTCTAAGAGAACGGGTTATAGGTGCAGACATTAAAATTAATATTATTATATAATATAATTTAACTATCTTTGAAAAACATAACACGGGGATTATCTAGCAATAGGTAGTCCCTTTTTACATTTAAAAATATGGCAAATTCAATTGATTTAGTAGCTAGTCAAGAAGCTATAAAAGGACTTAATGAGTTAATTTCACGTTTAGAAGTAGCTGATAAAGCACTTTTAAAAGCTGCTGATGATGCATTAAAATTAAATAGTAATTTAAATCAAATTACAACACCAAGTACTTTATCTTCAAATTCAAATTCTAACGAAAAAGTTACCGCACAATTAAAAGCACAACAAATTGAAATAACAAAAACTTCTGACTTAATAATTAAGAAAGCAGAACAAAGCCGTTTAGCTGAGGTTAGACTACAACAAGCTAGAGAAAAAGCTTTTGATAAATTTGAAGCTAATTCAAATAAAGAACAGGCTATAAATAGAAAGAATGAAAGTGCTTATCAAAGAATACAAAATAGTGTTAACGCCTTAACAAAAACTTACAATGATCTTGCGATAAGAAAGCAGTTATCTAATACTTTGTCTGAAAAAGAAGAAAGACAGCTTGAAAATGTTACAAAAAGACTTAATACCTACCAAAGTGCATTAAAAAAAGTTGATAGCGATATACAAAAAAACCAAAGAAATGTAGGTAATTATGCAAGCGGTTGGAATGGTTTAGGAAATTCAATAAATCAAATAACTAGAGAACTACCAGCGTTTACATTTAGTGCGCAAACAGGTTTTTTAGCTCTTTCAAATAACATCCCTATACTTACTGATGAAATAGGTAAATTATCAAAGGCTAATAAAGCATTGGCATCGGATGGTAAGCCTGTAGTCAGTGTGTTTAAGCAGATATTAAGTAATTTGTTATCTTGGCAGACCGCAATGGGTGTTGGTATATTACTACTTACATTATATGGTCAAAAAGTAATAGATTACTTAACAGGTGCGGATAAAACTAAAAAATCTTTAGAAGATGAAAAGAAAGCTATTGAGGATAAAAATAAATCAATGGATGAGGCTAGAACATCTTTAGCAAGGTATCAAGGAGAAGAGATTTCTAGAAGTAAAATATTATTTGAAACTGCTAAAAACTTAACTCTATCGTATCAAGAAAGAGAAAAAGCAGTAAAAGATTTACAATCTAGATACCCTGCTTATTTAGGTGGGTTGTCAAAAGAAAAGATATTAGCAGGAGACACAGCAGAAGCAGAAGAACTTTTAAATAAAGCTTTAGTTAACAGAGGAGTTGCACTTGCTGCTCAACAAGAAATACAAAAAGTAATAAGCGATGGTTTAAAAAACGAGAAAAAACTAGCTGATGAAATGCTAGATATTGAGAATAAAAGGAAGGCAATAAACGATAAATTTTCTAATGGTGATGTTTTCGCAAAAGAAGGTAGTGCTGCTAAAAAAAGTGCTGATGAAAGAAACCTACAGTTAGGTAGATTGTACTATTTAGAAGGTACTATAAATGAGCAATACGAAAGCAGAAAAAAGACTATACAAGAAAGTTTAAAGTTTTATCTAGATCAGTATAATCAAAATTCAAAATTTTTAGACGTAGTAAAAGAGACTGCTAACGTAGAAAGTAAAAGCTCTAAGGTAAAAAAAGAAAAAACAAAAGAAAAAGATAAAGAGTTAACACAATATG